GGGAGTTTTGCTTTCTTCTCTTACCGATGCTTCTGATGTCCCAACAATCCAGAACGTAGTTGTCGTATCTGATATAAATAGGTTCGTTTTCTGTTTCGGGGCCAACACTCTGGGTACAACAACCCAAGACCCGATGTTGATTAGATGGTCTGACCAAGAGAATGCTGTTAATTGGACCCCTTCAGCTACCAACCAAGCAGGTGATTTGCAGTTATCCTCGGGATCAGAAATTATAACCGCCCATCAAGCTAGGCAAGCATTACATGTATGGACCGATACTGCTATGTACAGTCTGCAATATGTAGGAGGTCAGATAGTATGGGGCGCACAGCTTATTGGGGAGAATGTGTCCATAGCATCTCCTAATTCAGTAGTTTACGCTAACGGCGTATCTTATTGGATGGGTAAAGGTAAGTTCTACTCCTCTAATGGTAGCCAAATATCAACTTTAAAATGTGATTTGCTAAGATATGTATTCAATGACTTTAACTTACAGCAGATAGACCAAGTTTTTGGGGGAACTAACGAAGAATACCACGAAGTATGGTGGTTCTATTGTTCCGAAGACAGCACTACCGTCGATAAATACGTAATATATAATTACGAAGAGAAGATATGGTACTATGGTACTATGGCTAGAACTGCTTGGTTGGACTCGGGTATGCGAGATTTCCCAATAGCTGCTACGTACACCTACAATCTTGTCAACCATGAAGAAGGGGTGGACGATAACGAAACTACTACCCTTACGGCTATAAACGCGTTTATAACTTCCGCTGAGTTCGACACCGATGATGGGCATAAGTTCTCGCTTATATCCCGAGTATTACCAGATATTACGTTTGACGGGTCTACAGCAGACGCCCCCGCTGCAGCTATAACCCTGTACCCACTACAAAATTCTGGTTCTGGCTATAATAGCCCTATGTCGGAAGGGGGTAATAGCACCGCTACAATCACAAGATCAGCTACTTCCCCTGTAGAGGAATATACTAATCAGGTAGATATGAGAGTACGCGGCAGACAGATAGCAATTAAAATTGAATCTACGGCTGAAGGGGTACAGTGGCAACTAGGCTCTCCTCGTATAGATATGCGTACTGATGGGAGGCGATAATGGCAGCAACTTTTAACACGAGCGTAAACTTCATTGCCCCTCCGCTCCCTTTTGCTTTAGATGAATACGACCAAGCATATTATAGCCAATACAATGAGACATTACGGTTGTATTTTAATCAAGTTGATAGTGCTTTGAGTAATGCTCTTTCTCAAGAGTACTCTGAATCTGTAGCGTGGTTTATGGGCTGATGGCTAATAATTACAAAAATGCAAAACTAGACCTTACCGCTACTAGTGTAACTACGCTGTATACATGCCCCGTTGCTAAAACGGCTGTGTTTAAATCTATACTAGTCTCTGAGGATACTGGTAGCGCCGATACCATAACAGTTACTGTAACTAATGGGTCTTCAGTGTTCAGTCTTTTTAAAGTTAAAGCCGTTGCTGCAAACACCACCGTAGAGTTACTAACCGCCCCTCTAGTAATCGAAGAGTCCGAGGTAGTAAAAGTAACTGCTGCTACAGCTAATAGACTACATGTAGTCGCTAGTTTTCTAGAGATTGGGTAGACTGTTATGGCCGGTATGCGAACAGTAAATAGTAAGGATACAAAACTACCCCCTGCTGAAATTATAGTTATGGTGCTACAGCAGATTGGCAGTAAAGACGTATCCCCTAAAAAAGCACTAGCAATGGTCGTCAGAGAAGCCGCTTCTGAAAAATCGGACACGGCACAATTTGGAAATACAGTGTTTTTAGGCACCCGAGGTAGGGATGCTGAGGCAACCAAAATGCTTGGTAGGGCTTTTAATGTAGATACTGGCAGGAACTATGTTGATAACTGCTTAAAGTATTTAGAATATCTTCGGAAGAAAGGTGTAACCCACTATACTACTATGTTTGAGGGTTCCGAAGTATTGAAAGTTTTGCAGCTTATCGAAAAAACCTTTCGTGATATAGACTCTGAGCTGTATATAGGAAAAAATGAAGTAGGAAGCTACACAGCATACATAAAACTTGGTAGTGATCCTATACCAGCAGCTTTTAAACGAGGCTTGTAGATGTCTTTTATCCCTGAAGCTATAGGTGGAGTTGTAGATTGGGTTACAGGAGCGGGTGCAGAGCTAGGCTCAGATATAGTAGATTGGGGAGATGACGAGACTTACGGGTTTAATTTTGACAGTGCCTATGACTATTTAGACGCAGATGACGCTGATTTAGGTCTTGATTTACTTGGATCAGGTGTTGCCGATGAGGCTGGTAACGTCGATTGGTTCAATGAGGCAGATTGGTCAAACTTTAACTTAGAAGACGGCAGTTGGAACGAAGCCGCTCAAATGACGCAAGGGGAGTTTGATACGTACTGGAAAACCTTTGAAGCAGAAAATCCCGATTTAGTTAATTCACTTGCCGATGAGACGGAGATTCCCACCTCTACCGGTTTCGGCGGTTTTAATATACCGGGTGCTGCTAAAAACGTAGCGACCAACGCTGCAAAAAACGCTGCAAAAACCGCAGCAGCTAGTGTATTAGGGGGTTCTGGTAGTGGGTCAAGGGGATCAGGAAGTTCTGGTAGTGGATCAGGAGGTAATCCTTTGCTTGATGCGGTAGTTTTAAATCAATTACTACAAAAGCCAAAATCAATAGTACCCCCAGTAGTTAATAATCCTATTGTCGCCTATAATCCTTACGGTAAGGGTACTGGTATACTTCTTCCCACGGGGGAAAAAGATAAAACAGACGAAATATTAGCAGCTTTAGGTAAAATTAGGACCACGTAATGGTAGATTATTATGATGTAGATGCTATGAATGCCGCCGCCGCTGCCGCCGCCGCTGCCGCCGATACTCAAGCAGCAAACGAAGCAGCGGCGTCGTACGAATTTGCAATGCCGGATGCAGTGGCAAATACAGCAACAAACAATAACTGGGTGGATAACCTTCTTGGTTTAGGGGTTAGCGCAGGTATTAACTATTTTGGTGCTGACGATCCTGTTATTCCAAAGGCGGGCTACCAAGGGTCTATACCGAAATATGATTTTGTTCGTGAGCAAGTGCCTAACACATTCGACCCAAACCGCCGCCCCGGTAGTTCTGGGCGGCGATATTTTACAGATGGAAGCTATGTCCCACAAGGAACCGCACCCGCTGCCCCTACTGCTGGTGGGTTGGCTGACCTAAACGCCTCTAATGCAGCACTAGCCGCCGCTGCCGCTGCTGGTGTTGCCCCTGCTGCTGGTATTGCCGCCACCCCTGCTGGTGTTGCCCCTGCTGCTGGTGTTGCCCCTGCTGCTGGTATTGCTGCCCCCGCTGCTGGTATTGCTGCCGCTAATGCGATGGCGGCTATGGACGCGGGGGAATCCAGCCCTATTACTGAGTATAATCCGGCGGATAGTGTCGGAACTTTCGGAGGCCAAAGAGTATACCTAGAAGGAAGCGGAGCATACACCGCTGTTCAACCCCAAGATGGATACCGCTATCTATACACCGAGGATGGGGAACGTATTGAAGTCCCTGCTAACCATCCTGTGTTTAGTAATCGCTCGGAGGCCGCTCCAAGTAATGAAGAATCTAGTAATATGTTTGAAGGTATTGAGCAATTCGCTCCTACTGTTGCAGAAGAGTATGATTTTAACCAATACGGGACAATGGGGCAATTTGTTGGTACGGGGCTCTCTGCGTTTAGTGGTATTCCGGGTCTAGGGTTTGTAGGAAGTGAAATAGGTACAGCCTACGGGTTTGACCAAGCCCAAGATTTGGCAAGAGGTATAATGCCGGATACTCCAGAGTACAACGCATTACTTGAACAACTAGCGTACAGCCCTAACCTTGCTAATTTAGCAAGCATGGCGATTCCATCCCCTTTTGGCACCCTCGCTGCAAAAGGGCTTAAAGCGGCGGGTTTGGGTCGCGCCGATCCGGCTGACGCGTATCAAAGTGTAATGGATCAATTTTCAGAGTCGTACTACAGTAACAATGGCATGCTGGGGGAAATGTCGCGGGCCGAACAAATAGAAGATATGTACGGGACAATGCCAAATGGAGAACCCTACCCTGATTTCCAAACACTGGACAGATTAGGTCTGCTTAGTGATCGCGACTACGATGATCTTAACGTTAAAGGGGGTATGTCAAACTACGGGCAAACTTTCGATCAGTTAGCAGACCCCGGTGCCCGTGGGCGGTATAATTTCACCGACCGTGGCGTCGATGGGGAACCTCAACTAAGTTATGATAGTTTAGCTGATTGGTTAAGTTCTATGTCGGGACAGTTCTTTGGTCCGGCAGCGGAAAAGACTGATGAGACGCAAGCTGCTACGGGGCAAGCTGCCGCTAATGCGATGGCGGCTATGGACGCGGGGAAATCCAGCCCTGCCGCCCTTAACGCCCTAAGCCGTGGGGTAACTACAACTAATCTTCCCGAACCAGCTTACATGCAAGAACAATTGTACGCGAAGACGCCGTCACTGCCCGAGGTATTTGGCTTTGGGTTACCCGGGCAGGAGCAAGAGTTATTTGACGCCGTAATGGCCGAAGGTATGCAAGGAGAAGCTGCTATGGCGGGTTTCGCTGATTACGGTTTAGCTGATGAGACACAGGCCCCTAGTGCGGCGGAAGCGGAAGCGTATTCAGCGGCAGCACAACAAGCAGCGGCGGCACAAGAAGAAGCTGATATGGCTGAGGCTGAGGCTGAGGCTGAGGCTGAGGCTGAGGCTTCCGCAGCAGAAACAGCCGAAGCAGAAGGTGTAGAAGGTGTAGATAGTACTTCTGGTGAAACTAGTATGGACGACGAGGAAGACGAGGAAGACGATGACGGCGACGCTGACGATGACGATGACGATGACGATGATGAACACGCCGGGGGTATTATAAGGGCTAATTTTGCTGCCGGTGGTATTATGCCTGTAGCGCACAATATTGCCCGAATGAAACGAGGTAGGTATTTAGGTGGTGCTACTGATGGTATGGCTGACAAAATACCCGCTACTATAGACGGCAAGCAAAAAGCGGCATTAAGTGACGGGGAGTTCGTAATCCCTGCTGATGTAGTTAGTCATCTCGGTAATGGTAATTCAGGTGCTGGGGCTAAAACTTTATATGCTATGATGGATCGTATTCGCAAAGTACGCACTGGTTCTAAGAAACAGGGTAAAGAAATCCGCCCTAAAAAATTCTTACCCGCTTAGGAGATTATACAATGGGAACGGCGCAACAAACTTCACTCGGTACTTCCCAAGGGTATACCGAACCCGTTATTGGACAAAATACGGCTAAAGAGTCCTCTATATCTAATTGGATTGGCCCTTACGTAACAGAGATGTTGGGTAAAGGGGCGGCGCTCTCTAATAAACCTTACGAAGCGTACGGCGGACCCCTTACGGCTGGTCCTTCTGCCCTGCAAAATCAAGCCTTCCAAGGAGTTGCTAATCTTACGGTGCCCACGGATATGGGGACGTTCACCCCGTCTTCTTTTACTGCCGATCAAGCTAGTAACTACATGAACCCTTACGTGCAACAGGCATTAGATCCACAACTGAAAGAACTACAGCGCCAGCAAGAAATAAAACGTGTTGCTAACGCTGGTAGATTGACTAAGGCTGGCGCATACGGTGGTAGTCGGCAAGCTATCATGGATTCAGAACTTGATCGTGCGGGATTGGACACTGCTGCTGGTATTACTGGGAAAGGTTACTCAGACGCGTTTACCAACGCTCAAGCACAGTTCAATAAGGAGCAAGACCTTAATCTCCGGGCGCAACAGCAAAGAAACCAATATGGGCTAGACGCTTTGGGAAGACAGGCTAGCCTTGGGGCTACTCAACAAGGTATAACCGCAGCAGGTATTGCTGCTGACAAGAAACAATTCGAGGAAGAACGTGAGTTCCCATACAAAAATGTAACATACGCGCAGTCCCTCTTAGGCAAGCTCCCTATGACAGCAAGCAACTACGGGTATGCGGATTCGAGCGACCTTATGAAAATTCTAGCTGGTGCTTCGGCTCTCACTGGAGACACAGGGACAGGTGGAGGGGGTATTGGTAGTTTACTAAGTGGTATACTAGGCGGTAGCGGTTCCGGTGGTTCCGGTGGTTCCAGTGGTTCCGGGGGCATTTTGAATCTTTTATTTGGTGCTGGTAGTAGTATATTTGGTGGTGGCAACGATGGTTCGGGTAATTATATCTACCGTGATGGCGTTGATGGCGATGCGTTTGAAGATTTTTATAATTCCTCAGAATATCTGTTTGATGATTAGGACTAAATTATGGCATTAACAGACATGGGCGAACAAGTTAACCGGATGGTAGACGCTAATCGGGGTAATCCCGGTGCGTTGCAGCAAAAACATGCCCTAAACAAAGATCTATTGAGCCTACTCGCTCTGCAGAAACTACAATCAGAGAAAAAAGCTGCCGAGAACGAGCTTGCAATGTCTATGAAGGGAACTCCCGGCACAATACTAGAGCAACGTGAGGAAGAACTTACGGGCCGCGCAACAAAAGAAGTTACTGAAGGCGTAGCAGGGGCGTTGAAAACAAAACAACAACAAGAACAAAACAACTTACAGCGTATGGTAGGTGCTAACCCCCAGATGGCTGGCATTGCAGGTCAACCTGCGCCGAATATGGCTCGTATGGCAGGTGGCGGCATTGTAGCTTTTGCTGGAAAAGATGGGTCAGAAGTAAAAGGCAAAACCGCCAAAGAAATACTTAAAGAAGCAGGTATTTCTCCAGAAAGATTTGCGGAAATGTCAGATGCTGAACAAAAACAAGTTCTTAACACTTTAAATCTTCCAACAGGGATCAGACGAGCAATATCAGCCCCACGTAGAGCAATAGAGGCGGGGGATGAATTAGTAGCAGGGCCGTTGGCTGCGTTGTACGATGTTTTCGCAATGCCCCAACAAGCTCTAGGACATATTATTGGTGGTGTTGGAAGAGCTACAGGTCTAAGAGATCCATCTTCAAAAGACCCTTTTACTTTTGATACGTGGACCCCCGCTTATGACGCACTTCGTCGCAAAAGAATGCGGCAGGGGGGGGCTAAAAGCCCCTATATAGCTATGGATCAACTAAGAGATTCTACTACTGATGCGGGTATTGCTGAAGCAGGAGAGCAAGCTGCTAATAGTTCAGGTCTTGCTGCCTTGCAACCACGCCCTACCTCGCAACCCTCTGTCTCGGGACCACGCCCTGTCTCGCAACCCCCTACTGGTGTTGCCGCCCCTCCTGCTGGGCCTCAAGGTTTTGCAGGGCAGTATAAACAAGGGATTGCAAACGCGAACACAGAGCTGGGCCGTTCAAATATGGCTGATATGTACAAAGAGCTACTCGCTAAAAGACAAGCCGTAAACGCGAAAGTAGCCAACCAACAGGGCAACTTCTTTGATCGTTTTGCAGGGGCAAAATCTCTGACGGGCGCTGCCGTAAATAAAGTCAATAATAGAAACCGAAGAAACCGGGACGAGTTAGATCGCAATGCTGATGAGCTTAATATAATCGAAAGTGGGATGACTGCCGACACCGCCGCCGCAAAAGCCGCGCTGACCGCTGGTGGTCAGTACGCTACAGGTACGACTAAAGAAACTTCAGATAGAATAGCTAACGAGACAGCGAGAGAAGCTAATATCATACGTGGAAGACTTGCTACTGCAACCGTCGATGCGACACGATCCCGAGATCTTATGACAGCAACGAATTATATAGCTGCTACAAGACAGAAATTTGCAAAAATGACGCAAGATGCACTTGCTAAAGCACAAATGACGCTAGCCGGTTTAGATCCGAAGGCGAGAGCAGCGGCAGAACAAGCTATTATAGGCAGAGTAAATAATCAGCTACAAGATGCTATAGGGCCACTAGTAAAAGAGGTTGCAAGAGCTATGAGAAGACGCGCTGGGGGCG